CAAATAGCTAATAAAAGGAACACTCGTCATGGCCTCATAATTCCGCGCCCAGAAGAACTGCTCGGCCAGAAGGGGGACGAACAACATCGGCACTTTAACAAACTCGCACAACGATTTCAGACAAACCGAGCCCGTGAAGACGACAGCGCGACTACGATGCACGGCCCATTCATAGGGAAGCCAGCCTTCATGCACGTAGACTTTCGAAGAAGAAGTCACCGAGCATTGTCCTGTAGGAATAGAATAATGGTACAATACGCGTAGCCCCGATGCCTCGATAACCGCCAAGAGGATGGGGATGACTTTCTTGAGAGCAGGGTTATCGGCATACGAGCCAAAGGTCATGAACACAATATCTTTTCCAGTCCCAACACTTCCTTCAACGAACTCGATCAACTTTTTAGGAATTGCTGACTCATCCGCGATTTTCATCGACGAATCATACCATTTCTTGGAAGCATACCGCGTGGCATTGAATAAGGCCCCTAGTTGAACTGCGTTCTCTTCTGAAATCAGCCAATCGATTTTAGGCATGACATACTGGTCCCAACATAGCAAATGCGTGGCCTTGTTTAACACGCTTTTGAGCTGCTGTGTGGTCATGGACTTCAACCCGGACATCTTGTAATAGTGCGATATCCAGGTCTCTTTGATTTTGCTGTAATATTCCGTCGTCGTGTCATATAGTTGAAACGCCGGATCTTTCAGACAGTGATCAAATACCCACGGGATCTGTTTATTCAAGAGAGCGGGGGCGAAATGCAGAATATACACCGGTAGTTTCAAGACTGATGTTGAAAGAGTCCAGAGTAACATGCTCTGTGCATAATGCATAACAATACCCCGTGGCGAGTGTTCTTTGACAGCCTGTTCTACCAACTGTGTCATCGTATGAATCCAGTTATAGGCCGCAATCGCTTTAGTCGGATTCCGAATACCCCACAAGATCGCATTTTGCTGTGAATCGAGAATATGTAAATCGATATCACTGTGCTCATAGGAAGTCCCGGTTACGTGAACCGGTGTTTCAAACGTGTATTTAGCGAGCGGCTGGTGTCTTGTGTTAAACTTGCGCTTTACATCACACACAAATACGAGTTTAAAGCGCGTCATGAGTCGAGACAGCGCCAAATCAACTAGACGATTATCGCATAGAGTACCTATATCTACGACGAGCAGAACTTCCTTTTGGGTAGCAGTACGCGACATCTACAATCATGGGATATTTTTTTGCCTATCTATATCTACAAAATGGGCTTGATGGTAGCTTCTTTAGTTCTAGATTTATTTGCACTCTTAATCTGACTCTGACTCCGGCTCCGGCTCTTGCTTCTAGATACGGAATGTGATTGACTGAGAGATTGAGACTTGGATTGAGACTGAGATCGTGAAACATACATGTCCTCCATGGCTTTTGACAGAGGTGTTTTAGAATTGGAAATCAAAATCTCGCCGTCATCTATCCATTGCTTAATAAACGGTTTGTATTCGTTCCATTCATGGATATAGTTACTGAGAGTGTAGGTATCCTGAGACGGTTCTTTTTTAGAGGGGACGATAGTAGCAACACGATCGATTTTATCACCATCTTCCGATATAAGAAGCATCATTTCCTGGCCCTTTAATTCCACATCCGTGTATTCCTTTTTGTTCCATTTATAGATAAAGGCATCGACCCATAATTTATCGGCTACAACGAGACCTAGACAGAATTGCATCATTCTTCCTGCATAGGCGGTTTGCAGCAGAACGTGCTGTTGAGGAGTCATCCATAAATACCCTCCGCTACCAACGATGTATATGTTTTTGTGCAATGGCCTCTTTTGTTCGAGCGACATATGCAACATCGAAAGAGCGAACACCTGCGCCATGACAGCTCCCATAGAATGACCCGCGAGGATAACTGTTTTGCGAGGATCTTGAGCCAGACCAAACACATACCCAACTAATTTAGACGCTTCCGGAAACAATTTATTGATCTGCTTGACATGGCCGATAGGGAATACTACGCATATGGTATTAGTCTCCTCGTTCGACATAACAGATGCGACACGCATATCGGTCTTTGATTTTACATCCGCATAAGCAATGAGGGTGAATACGCGGCCATCCGCTTCCGAATTGATCATGGATTCTCTCTCGGGCCATTTATTCGCCGTCACATTTTCGTCTTTATTGGGAATGCATCGAGGTCTGCCGGAGGACACTACACGCCGACAAAAGGTGTTTTCTTCGCATGCTACGGGATGGGAGTTGAAGCATTTAATCGCTTCTGATGGATTCGCGCGATATCCAACGATTTTCTTTTTTTGAGTATTAGCATATACGATTCCACTGTCTTCTAATCCCCACCATGTTTCGACAGCATATTTCAATGACATCCTCTATCTCTCTTATTCTTATCTGCTATATTATTGGGATTGGACGACATATAAAGACAAGCAACTCTTTATTCTTTGAACGAAAAATGAACCCTCAACTTATAGTCACATCTACATTTTTCCTTGTGTCTTTTTACGCCTATTACGTCCACGAGTATGTGTTTATGTCTTTATTTGCAACACTGTTTTCCATCGTGTTCTTATATCATATTCACGAAAAAACAATTGAATTTATTGTATTAAAAATCATGATCACGGTTACTCTTACATGCATCCTTTTATGGGACATTTATAAAATATATGTAATACAAGATTTGTATAATTGGTGTGTACTATTAGCCATTCTATTAAGTGTAATCAGTATCACTATCGAAATACTTGTTCATACGGAAGAGAGGTTTAAACTCAGCTATGTTTTGGGTTCTATAAGTCATGTGGTTTTAATCAGTCAAGTATATTCTCACCCATCATTATACAAGGCATAAATCATAATTTCTTAAAATGGAATCCAAATACAATCCGCGATATGAAGAAATGGATACACGAAATAGGGAGTGGCTTTCAAAGAACTCGCCTATTTATGATCCTCTCTTAGTGTCAGAAGATGCTTACTCGGACAAGCGACGTTCTTTAGCTCTCATCGCGCACCCTGATTCTGATACCCGATTTACAAGTCATTGGTTTAGTTTAATAGGTCAACTTCTTACCAATATTGATTCTAAATTATTCGTCAAACCCCTATTTCATCAGACCTTTCTGGTTACGTCTCCTTGGATCGACGGTACTACACAAACAGAGCATGAGAATTTACGTGCTAAAGTTGATCTCATGAACATTACAATGCCGGCGATAAAGCCATATGATATAACATTCGATCGCTTGATTCCTACGAAAACAGGTCTAGTGATGTGCGGCATTCCGAGTCGCTGTTTGGACGATGATCGAAACGCATTGCGTGCAGCGGGATTATGCGGAGAGCTCTATCACCTGGATATCGTGCATTCCTCTATTTTGAGATGGACGGCCCCAGTGCCACCTAAAGAAGTCGAGGCAATGTTAGCGATTTGTGATTCTTTTAAGAAGCCGGATACCATATTTGCAACAATGCGAGTGAATGAATTACTACATACGGAAGCGTCGTGGTTAATGTACAATTATCGAGTCTTAGGGTAAGACAAATGAAATCTTTTAAGGTGCAAAAAAAGAATCTACTGAACAGATAATGGATAGGAACATAACTGCCATCATCTTCGATCTCGACGGAGTGCTGGTCGACTCTCGGCCTTTGCATTATCTTTCTCTCAATTCGGCTTTAGAACTCGAGTCCCCGGAATACGCTATAAGTCTGGAGGAGCATCTATCCAAGTACGACGGGCTGCCCACCAAAAAAAAGCTCGAGCTCTTGACAAAGGAAAAGGGATTGCCCGTCGAGAAGCACGATTCAGTCTGGCGAAAGAAACAAGATCTGACCGTAGATATTATCCGGTCTAGTGTGCCGAAAGCGCCCGAGAGATTGACAAACTTATTACTCAAGCACAAGGCCCTCGGTCGCCGCTTATTCTGTTGTTCCAACTCCATTTCTGCAACTCTGGAAGCCATGCTCGAAACACTCGGTATCCGCCACCTCTTTGATGCAGTCTATTCCAACGAAGATGTCAAGAACGCGAAGCCACATCCCCAGATTTATATGCGATGTATGGCCGATCACGGTCTCCTACCTTCTCAAACCCTGATCCTCGAGGATTCACCAATCGGGAGAACGGCCGCGGTCTTATCCGGAGCCCATCTGTGTCCGATTGCCGATCCACACGATGTCACAGAAGCCAAAGTCGAGAGGTACTTAAAGAAATCGATGACTAAGAACGACACCCTTGCGATCGATACGCGGTGGAGTTCTCGGATCCAAGTGGTGATCCCCATGGCTGGAGCTGGATCGCGGTTCGCGGTAACCGGCGTGAAGGAGCCGAAACCGTTGATCCCGATCGGCGAAAAAGGCAAGCCGATGATCCGTTGGGTAACCGATAATTTCAACTTGAATTCCGATAGTACGCGCTACATTTTCGTCGTACGCACAGCCCATCTCGAGGACCCGCAGTGGAACTTGAGAGCGACCCTCGAAGAGTCCTCGGATTCGGTGGATATCGTGACAACTGACGGATTGACGGAAGGGCCCGCATGTTCGGTTCTCTTGGCCGAGTCTCACCTGGACCCCGATCTCCCTCTCTTGATCGCCAATTCTGATCAATACCTGGAGTGGGATGCCAACGCCTTCTTGTATCAGGCTCAGGAAGCCGACGGCTGTATCAGCACGTTCGAACAACTCGATCCCGAAGACCGGAAATGGTCGTATGTGAAAACCGACGACACGACCGGATTCGTCACATGCGTGAAAGAAAAAGAAGTCATTAGCACCCATGCCTCCACCGGAATCTATTACTGGAAACGCGCCGGAGATTTCGTCAAATACGCCAAGCAGATGATCGCCAAAAACAATCGCGTCAATGGCGAATTCTATGTGGCACCCGTTTACAACGAGGCGGTCGCCGATGGAGCTCGCATCCGCATATCCGGATGCACCAAGATGTGGGGACTCGGAGTCCCGGAAGATCTCAAGACATTTAAGACGCAGTATTTGCATCTGAACCTGTAACAGATCCCACGATCGCCTGCATCTGCGGAAGTAGTTCCGACCATTGGGAACACGCATTAAGAGGAACTAACACAATACGTGGATCCAACAGACCCCTATCCTCCTTTTTTATGGCATCAAAGACAAACATGAAAAAATCTTTGTTGTATTTTCCGATAAGATGAAAGATCTTGTTCAAATCGGCATACGCTTCGGGGATGATGATCCGGCCGTCAATCAAAAAGTTCCCTTTATCAGAAGAAGAGGGCGAAGTATAGATAAATTGAAGACACTCGGTTGGATGCAGAATAGCCTCTTTGAGCCGCTCGAAACGACGTATATACTTATCGGTTGTAGAGGCATCTACGAAATGATCATGCGGAAACACTACATCGTATTTCGTGTTTAATAAAGCGATGCCATCGAAAATGGTCTTGAAATGCTCGTTTTTCTCGTCAAAGATCGCAGTACGTTGGTCGCATGCAAAGAAATGCTTCTCCACGAGTTCTCTTACATCCATGCGCTCTTCTAATAAGAGCTCCAGCATCCGTAATACGAACCGCGGATGTGACATCATCCAGTCAAACGGCATAGTAGGTCCTGATTCACATGTGCGTTTGAACATGGCATTGGTACATTGCATTCCGATAGAAATAATCATGTACCTTTCTGATAATCAAACATGTAAAAATTATGGGCTCATTCGCGCCTGTAAATTACTCAGCTGCGCTTGCATACTCTGGAAATCGGCCCGCAAATTGTTGTAATCGCTTTCTAATCCGACCAACTTGGATTTCAGGTCTTTCACTGTACCGTAACACACGACCATTAGTTTGTGTTTGTCGATTGTGATAAAGTCGGTCACTTGAGTACCATATACGAATACGGATTCGTTGTTTGCGATCATACCCTGAATCTCGTTCTGCGATAAATCAGATGGCAACGTCAATGTCAAACCCGTCAATTGCTGACCGTCTTCCGAAATAGACATCCCGTCAATGGCGCATATATAGGGATCGCTCCGAGATATGCGATAGAATTGGA